GAGTAACCACATGGGACTCTATTGAGCCAACTGCTTTGCTTTCCCGCAGGAGTGGTGACTTGCTGATTGGCAAGAATGGATACATTGGAAAGTATGGTACTTATCTAGACCATACAAGCAGTTATCGTTTCTTGTACTACACAAACCATGCTGATCTAGGCGATCAAGCGGTAACTTCTATCCTGAAAAGATTGTCCATTGTTGCTATTGGTGGCTCAAACCAGTTTGTAACGATGAAGTGGGGATTTGACTTCTCTACTAACTACTTAGCCGCAAGTACCTTTATTCCGACACAGGGAACATCTGAGTATGGGGTTGCAGAGTACAACAATCCAAACAATCAGGTTGTGACGATAACCAATGCAAGTCCTGCGGTTGTTACATCTGTTGATGGTTCTGAGTTTGTATTGAACAACACAATAACTTTGACAACTACTGGAACTTTGCCTTCTGGACTAAGTACAGCAACAACTTACTTTTGCGTTAATGTTTCAACTAACACTTGTAACTTGTCTTTAACGTCTGGTGGAACGGCTATTAACACAACAACAGCGGGAAGTGGTACGCATACAGCGGTACACGCACAGCCCTCTGTTACTAACGAGTATTCAGATGGTGTTTCGTTGCAGACCTTACAAGTCAACGCAAGTGGTTCTGGCAAAGTTGTGCAAACTGGTTATGAGACTAATATTTCAGGCAATGAACTATCTATTCAGAAGATTGAAATTCAATCTAAACGTGGCAGATTAAGTTAAGGGGAAGAAATGACAAATTATGTGAAATCAACAAACTTTGCTACCAAAGACAATCTTGCGTCTGGTGATCCATTAAAGATTGTTAAGGGTACGGAGATAAACACCGAGTTTGACAACATTGCTGTTGCTGTTGCAACTAAGGCAGATGTTGCATCGCCTACCTTTACTGGTACTGTAACCATACCAACTGTTGCGATTAGCGCAGGGACGATTACTGGTATTACTGATTTAGCGGTTGCTGATGGTGGTACTGGTGCATCTACTGCGGCAAATGCCCGTACCAACTTGAGTGCGGCATCTTCTGGTGCTAACTCTGACATTACCTCCATTACTGGTTTAACAACGGCTTTGACTGTTGCACAGGGTGGAACGGGTGCGGCTACCCTTACTGCAAACAATGTGGTTTTGGGTAATGGTACAAGTGCGGTGCAGTTTGTTGCGCCCAGCACTTCTGGCAATGTTTTAGTTTCCGATGGAACTACTTGGACATCTGGTAGCGCAGGGGTTACATCTGCTGTGGCTGGTACAGGTATTGCTGTGTCTAGCGCAACTGGTGCTGTGACTATTAGCACAGCCGCCCCTAGTTTTGATGCAATAGGAAGTTATGTTAGTGGGGCTATAAAGTGTACAGAGAATAATACTGTGACATTTTCTAGCGGTGGCTCACTTACTGCTGGGTCAGGGAATGGACAAGTAGGATCAGCCCACAGTAGTGGATCGTTTACAAATAATTTAACAGGGACATGGAGATGGATGGGTGCGCCTGGAAGCATATCTTCTGGTGGTGGTGATACTTCTTTTGCGTATTCGCTTCTTGTCAAAATCTCTTAAGGCAAGTATTGATGATTGTTCACCACTTTTCTGATGGACTGTATGCCAAGGAAACGCACATTAGTGCGGGGCAGATGCTTCTGCAACATAAACACAATTACTCCCATTTTGGGATTATTTCCAAGGGTAAGGTTGTGGTTGTTAAAGAGGGTGACATTCAGATTGTGGAAGCCCCTGCTTGCATTGAGATTAAGGCTGGTGAGAATCATGGTGTAAAAGCCATCACCGATGTGGTTTGGTATTGTGTTCATGCTACGGACGAGAAAGACCCGTCCAAAGTAGATGATGTTTTGATAAAAGGGGAATAATATGCCGTTTTTTAGTAATCCTGCCGTTATATCTGCGGGTATTAACCTTGCAGGTGGTTTATTAGGAGGTGAGTCTTCTGCTGATGCGGCAAGAGCGTCTGCTGATGCACAAACGAGAGCGGCTCAAATAGCGGCAGAGGAGGCTCGTTTCCGACCTGTTGGAGTAACCACACGCTTTGGCTCATCTCAATTTGACTTTGATCCTTCTGGAAAACTCTCAGGTGCTGGTTATACGTTATCTCCTGATTTAAAAGCCTATCAAGATCGTTTGATGGCATTGAGTGGTACTGGCTTAACACAAGCAGAATTAGCGGCAAACCAATACGCTCCTTTAACTGGTGCGGCAACTGGTCTGTTTAACCTTGGTCAAAAATATTTGGCTCAAACTCCAGAAGAAGTTGCTCAACAGTACATGACAAGACAGCAAGATTTGCTTGCTCCTAGTCGTGAGAGACAGATGGCTCAGTTGCAAAACCAACTGTTCCAACAAGGTCGTGGTGGATTGTCAGTAGGTGCTACTGGTGCTAGACCTAGTGGAGCGGCAGGATTAGGTGCTACAACCCCTGAGATGGAAGCCTACTACAACGCATTGGCACAACAAGATGCACAGTTGGCGACTCAAGCACAAGAGGCTGGTCAAAGACAAGTTGCCTTTGGTGCAGGATTGTTTGGTACAGGTGCTGACATACTTAACCAATATCAAACTGGTCAAGTTGGTGCATTAGACCCATTCAAGGCGTACTTGGGAACAAGTAGTGATATTGAGAAACTAGGACAACAACCATTACAAATTGGTTCTGAACTAGGTGGTAGAGCATCAACTGCTGGCGCAAGGGCAGGTGAGTTTATTACGCAAGGCGCACGAAATGCGTCTGGTTATAACTATCAAGCCAATTCATACAATCCATTCTCTGATGTTTTAATTGGTGCGGGTACGAATAAAGACCTTATGAGGTTGTTTGGTGGTGGTACTGGTTCAGGACTGTCTATTGATCCATACGGGTATGGAATCGGTAGTGGTGGGATGGGTACTGTTGATACATCTATGTATGGCGGCGCATTTGGCGTACCAATTCGTTAAGGAATAAACAAATGGCACAAGATTCAATAGTAGGCGGTTTGTTTGGTATGAATCCTGAGATTTACCAACAACAACAAAATCAACAAGCATTAGCACAAGCGGCTCAATTAGCCCAACTTGATCCTATGGCAAGGGCTAGAACTGGCATCATCTATGGTGCTAATCGTTTGGTAGGTGCATTGGGCGGTCAAGACCCAATGTTGCAAAAAATCACGGCGCAAGATCAAATCTTAAAAAGTTTAGATATTACCAATCCACAATCAATTGCTACTGGCATTGAAAGAGCGCAACAGGCGGGAATACCTGAGTTGGCATTTAAGTTGTTGGCGGTTCGTGATGATGCTACTGCCAGACAACAAAGGCAATTGGCGACACAGCGTGAAATGATGGCTCAAAGCATTGCAATGAGAGCGTATGACCCAGGCCAACCAGAACAAATCGTTCCTGAAAGAACTGTCATTGATCAAGCGTCAGATACGTCTTATTTAGAGCCTCAACGAGTTGCTCCAGCGGTTGCGCCAAGTTATGACATCTCCCGTGTCGCTCCTCAATTGATGGCTCTTGGCCCACAGGGTGTTGCTCAATTAACTACGGCTAAAGCGGCAGAAAAAGCATTGTTACCAGAAACTCAAATTGTCAAAGAAGGCGAAACAATTTATCAGAGATTACCCGATGGTGGTTACAAGCCATTGATTAGTGGCCCGATCAAGAAAGAGGCATTTACTGGTGATTATGCTAATGCCTCATTGATGTTGTTTGGGACTGCCAATGTTAGTAAGATACCTCAGACACCAGAGGCAATGGATGCCATTACTAAACAAGCGGCTGTTATAGCGCAATCCAAGAGGCCCATCACTAATGTTACAAATACAGTTTCCAACAATACGCAAAAGGGATTTAGTGAGCAATTTATGGAAAACGTTGCATCGAATATTAAGGCTGGACGTGCCGCTGTCAACGCAATTGGTGCTGTGCAAAATATGCAAACTTTGCTTGATGAAGGTGTACGAACTGGTTTTGGTCAGGATACGATGCTTCAGCTTGGTCGTGCTGGACAATTTTTTGATCCTGAATTTAAAGTCAAGGGATTGGCTGGACAAGAAGCGTTTCAATCATTTTCAACTGGTGTAATTTTGCCGCAAGTAAAACAACTTGGTGTAAACCCAACAGATACAGATTTGAAATTTATTTCAACAGGAGCGCCAGGATTATCTAAAACGCCAGAAGGAAATAAATTATTGTTGTCTGCATTGCAACTTAAACTAAATCGTGAACAAGATTTAGCAAGATTTACAAACCAATTTTTGGCTTCTAATCAAGAATTGGTTACAAAAAATCCTGTTCAGGCTTACACAAAGTTTAATGATGCGTTTGATCAATACACGAAAACTAGCCCGCTATACGGGCCAGCGTCTGACTCTTTACGCCAAAGATTTAATGATCTTGGAACTAGGTCAACAGGAAATCCAGCGGCCCGTAACGCTTTAAAAAGCGGCGGTCTTACAAATTAAGGGGTAACTTATGGCTTCGTTAAATGACCAAATTCTTGATTTGCGGGATGAACTAGAAATAGCCAAGTCAGAAGGAAAAATTACCGATTCAGGCACAAAAATGCTTGAACAACTTAATACCAAAAGTTTTACAACTGGCGGGTTTGGTCAATTCTTGCAAGGGTTGAGTCTTAATTTTTCAGAAAATGTTACTGGCGCATTAAAGTCTTACTTAACGCCTGGGCCAGATGAAATATCTAAACAACTTAAGCTAGGCGCACCAGACAAGCCAGCGCCATCGCCAACAGATGTTGCCATTCAAATGGAACGGATTGGTTTGAGTGAGTATGCAAAAGAATCACCAGCCAAAAGTATTTCAGCAAACATTGCTGGTTCAGCAGTTCCTGCTTTGGTTACAAAAAAACCTGTCACTAGTTTTCCTGCACAAATGGGACTTGCTGGGGCGGCAGGATTTACTGCTGGTCTTGGTGAATCAGAAGCTGAACTTTTTAGCCCTGAATCACTAAAATCTGGAGGCATTGGCACAGCAACTTCTTTGGCAGTATTGCCAATAGCAAAAGGGGTCGGCATGGGCGCTGGGGCCGTCTACCGAGGCGTTGTAAAGTCTATCTTTAGTAACCCCCAACGCATTGGTACTGATGAGGCAAGAGGACTAATTAAACAAGCCCTTATCAATGACAAAGGCGGTGTGGATGAAGCCATTCAGTTTGTGCTTGAACAAAAGGGAAAGCCTTACTCCATTGCTGATGTTGGCCCAAATACCAGAGCATATTTAGATGCGGCAAATACTATCCCTGGCCCAGGGAAAAAACAAGCACAAGAGTTTTTGCAGAATCGAGACAAGGGTGTTCTTTCTCGACTAACTTCTGACTTGCAAGTTGCTTTTGGCTCTAAAGCGGCTTTCTTTGATGAGTTTAATGCGCTTAAAGATGCAAGGTCTGATTTGGGTGGAAAACTTTACGAACGAGCATTGCAAAAAGATGTGCCAGTTACGCCAGAGTTAACAAATCTTTTTAATCGTCCAAGTGTGCAAAATGCCTACAACAGAGCAATTAACATTGCCAAAGAAGAAGGCGTTAAATTGCCTAACGTAAAAATTGTTGATGGAAAATTGCAAACATTAGACGGCAATGATGTTACTAAAATAAACACCACTTTTTTACATTACATGAAGATGGGTTTGGATGATGTTGTTTTTACAGGAAAAAATCCAACTAGTGGCATTGGTTCAACTGAACTTGGGAAAATAAAAGGCACTCGGATTCAGTTTCTTGACCAACTAGATGCCGCTAATCCCACCTATAAAAATGCAAGACGAGTTTGGGCTTCAGACACGGCTGTTATGGACGCAATGGAAGAAGGGCGCACAGCTTTAAATAAACAACCTAAAGATGTTGATGTTTTGTTAAGTGACATGAAGACAATGACCAAATCAGAACTTGAAGGATTGCGTCTTGGTGTTATGCAAAACTTGCTTGATCGTCTTGGTGGAGCGCAAACAGCGGCAACAGTTGTTGGCCCAACAGGTAATCCAGCGTTAAAAATCATTAACGACCCAAAAAATCTACGAGTGCTTAGAGCAACATTTCCAAAAGATGAAGCTGGAGATAAGACTTTTGAGCAATTTATGAAAAATATGAAGTCTGAAGTTGACATGAAAAGCACATCTAAGCAAGTCTTGCAAGGCTCACAAACAGCAGAAAGAACACAAGCTATTTCAGACGTAAAGGCTGGCGGGCAAGCTGTGCGTGAACTGCCAGCTATGAGTGTGCAAGGGATTTTGATGAGGGCTTTGCAACGTGACTATTCTCAACTTGGCGATGCACAAACTAGGGCTGTGGCAGATGAGATGACTAGAATTTTGACAACCACAGCGACAGACCCAAAGAAATTGCAAAAAATATCTAAGCAATTAGCTGGTCGTAGTGTCTATGATGTAATCAGCAAAGACATTCCTGAACTGTTGCCTGCTTTGGGACGAGCGACACTTGGCCCCTTTGCAATTGGATCAATGTCTGGCAATGTAGCCCCTAATATTGGTTCGGCAACTGGTTTGTTTAGCGGTCAATAGGAGCCACCCATTGACCCCATATCAATCTTCATGGCGGCACAAGCCGCCGTTGCGTTTATTCGCAAGGGAACGGATATGCTTCACGCTGGGCGTATGGAGATCGCCAATGCTAAGAAGTCAATTGAGCAAGGCATTGGAGATGCCAAGGCAATTGTCAAAGAGGTCAGCGGTTTGTGGGGATGGTTCACGGGTTTATTTCAATCCAGCGAACCCACCCCCGACAAGCCCACAGAGTCTGTGGCGCAAAAGAAAAATGCCGCAGACAAGAAATCGTATGGTGAGTTGGAAAGCAAACTCATCTCAGACATTGGAGATCGACTTGGAATATTTTTCGATGCACAACAGCAGATCGAACTTTATTACCAGACACTAGAAGAAGAAAACAAAACAAATTTTGATCCATCACAAAACACAGCTAAAAAAGCAACCCAGAGAGTGCTTATTGAGTTGCAGATGGAGCAGTTAAATGTTGATGTTCGTGAGGCTATGGTGTACGCACCTCCGATCTTGAAGGATCTGTACACTAGATTTTTGGCTATGTATGCCAAGATTGAACGAGAACAACAATGGGCTAAAGCTGAGATGATGCGAAGAGCAAGGCTAGTAAGATGGAAACAAGAACAACAAGAAATATTCTTTATTGAGATGGTGAGTGCAGGAGTTGCTATTGTGTTTATATCTATGTTTTTTGGATGGGCGATGTGGCAACTACGAAACTTGTCTTTTGGGTATTGATAGGAGTGGCCGTATGCATCATTGTTGGAGTAACCTCTATGGCATACGTAGAGACTCTGTATATGCGAGCACAGTTGAAACAAGAAATGAAAGAATTGCGTAAACTTAAACGGGAAATAAAGGAATCAAAATGATGACACTACTATCAACCCTCATCTCTTTCTTGATGGGTGGTTTGCCAAAACTAATGGACTTCTTTCAAGATAGGGCAGACAAGTCGCATGAACTAGAACTTGCTCGTATGCAAACAGAACGTGAATTGACGCTAAAGAAGGCTGGTCTTGAAGTGCAAGAGCGTATTGAGCATATTCAGACTGAGCAAATACAGATCAATGCTGATGTAGCCAATACTCAGGCGGCTGTCGCAGAGCGTCAAGCCCTCTACGCACACGATATAGCCATTGGGCAAGGTGCTAGTCAATGGGTGACCAACGCAAGGGCTATGGTGCGTCCTGCCATAACTTACGGGATGTTTATCTTGTTTGCCTTTGTGGAGATATTTGGCTTCTGGTTTGCCTATCATAAGGAAGTGCCATTTGATGTGGCTTTGGACTTGTTGTGGGATAACGAGACTCAGATTATCTGGGCGTCTGTTGTGTCATTCTGGTTTGGTACACAAGCATTTGGCAAGAAATGAAACTCTCAGACAAAGCCATTGAGATGATCAAACACCATGAGGGTGTGAGACAAAAGCCATATCGTTGCCCAGCAAAGCTATGGACTGTAGGCGTAGGTCATGTTTTGTATCCAGAGCAAGGCAAGATGAAGATAGAAGACAGGGATTCTTTCCCTTTAAAACAAGAAAATAACCGAACCTTCACTATGGGAGAAGTCGATGCAATTCTCAAATCTGACCTTGCTAGGTTTTGCCTTGGAGTCGAAAGATTTTGCCCTGTTCCTCTCTCTCAAGGTCAATATTGCGCTCTTGTTAGTTTCTCTTTTAATGTTGGACTTGGTACGCTCCAACGCTCAACATTACGCCAAAAAGTGTTACGAGGCGATATGGAGGATGCTTCAGACGAGTTACTCAAGTATTGCAAGGCGGGTGGGAAAATCCTCAAAGGTTTAGAGAACAGGCGCAAGGATGAACGTGCGCTGTTTCTCAGTTAGTCTTTGTCTGAACTAAGGAAGAAGACTGCCACCAATATGCCAACGGCAATAGAAGCACCAAGGCCAAGCAGAACAATCAAAGTAAGTATGTTTTCAAACATCACTTAATCCTGTTCTTGATTACATCCTCAAAGCATTTAAAGAGGGTTAGAACTGCACTTACAAAGGCAGGTGCAATCATTCCTGCTACAAAGATTAAGACTTCACTCATACTTTGACCTTTAAAACTCGTTGTTGTTTGCCTGACATACCAGCCCTTGTCAAACCC